CAGTCATCGGTGGCGCGAACGCCTGCGAAAAATGCCATTGAAGTTCTCCTGGTCTAAGCCCTAACGGCCGTTGCGCGCGTGGTTCACCATATCCGCGAAGACGTTGAAGGATGGGGTTGGTGAAGGGGCAACGCTGCCGGGACCGAGCGGGGTGCGGGCAACGATGTTGCCGTTCCCGTTCTGGTATTGGGGCTGGGCCGCAGGAGGCTGTTGAGCATTAGGTGCTGGGGCATTGGTGGAGGGAGACAAGCCGAGCATATTGCGTACCAATATGCCGATCTCCCGGGTGGCGATGTCCCGGGTGAGTCCCGGATTACCGCGGTTGGCCTGTATGTAGAGGGCCGAAATTCTGTCGATCTCGTGCTTGGGCACTTGCCGCAAGTCCTGGTTGACGGTAAAGAAATCGTTCTCGGCCTGATGCACGGCAAACATCTGCTGGATGGTCGACTGAACCACATGCGCCATCTGCTGCCGGATCTGGGGATGCTCGGCAATGATCTGCGGCATCTGCTGCTGGAGCGTGGCGACGGTCGCCTCGTAGGCATTGAGCGTGATGTCCGCTGCCATGTCCGGTAAAACGCGCTCGGGCTCGGTCGCCATCATCAGCGCGCGATCGGGGGTGAGTTGATAAGAAGAAGCAATCTGCTGGCGCACCGTGTCGCGCACTTGCGCGTGTTGAGCCGCCTGCTGCTGCTGCGACATGGGCGGCGCTTGCTGCGCGTATTGCTGCGGAGCTTGCTGCTGAACCTGCGGCTGAGGCTGTTGATACTGCGGCTGCGGTGGGCGCTGCTGCTGCGCGTTGAGCGCACCAACGGCGGGCGGCGCTCCGTTAGCCCCTTTCCCGATTGAGGGCACTACGGGCTGCGGAGGCTTCGGTTCAGCCGGCCCGCGGGCGTGGCCCATGATGTCGGCGAGCACTGACTCCTGGCGGGCCGCAGTTTCTTTGCCAGGCGCGCTCGAAGACGGAGGAGGAGAGGCGGAACTGTCTGAAGGCGGGGCTGCGGAGGTGCCTCCACCGCCAAGATCCGCCCCCCCTCCCTCGCCCTCGATCGAGAGAAGGCCCAACTTCATTTCATCAAAACTACTCTTCTTCCACATTTTCAATCTCTCGCTTCAGTACTTCGATGGCATTTCGCCAGTTTTCGGCGAGGCGCTCGGGAGCCTGCCGGGCCATGTCAAGCCCCTCGCAATATCCCTGGAGGATTGCGGATTGTTGGAGCTGCTCTCCCACCAGGGGCTTAGTCGCAAGCTCATCGCGCTTATAACGAAGAATGGCTCCGAGCTCACGGCGCAATATACGCCAGCCTGGGTGCTGCTCAAGAGCTTCAAGGTGGGTGACGTCATTGCGGTGCTCCGCCAGCTCCGTTGACCATGCTTGCAATCGCTGCTGTCGGACTTGTTCCGGGGTATCCGCCACCGCCTTCGCCTCCCATTGCCTGCCCCGCGGGGACTAGATTTCCGGCCTGCGCCTGCTGCATCGCCGCCTCATCCGGGGTGATCCGGAACTGCGTGATGTTCTTCAAACCCGCCAGACTCGCCATGTGCCCGAAGATGCGCGAGATGTCGTACTGCTGGGCGATCTGCGGGTTCTTCCCGATCACCGAGAAGATCTCTTTCCACAGCGTTGCTTGCGCGAACCGGTCCACCGGCAGCGTGCCGTCGACGGGCACGTAATCGAATTCGCCCGTGATCATGGTCTTATCGACGTTGACGAACTTGGTGCCCTGCATCAAGTCCCCCGCAATCCTAAACATTTTTTCTTGGTCGTAAAACTGTTGTAAGTTCGCCACCATTTTGCGGGATAGGCGGCTCCATCCCAAGGCGGAGGCGAAGTCGCAGAAGGTCTTCATGCGGTTCGCCCCCTGCGCGGCGGCGGTGCGTACTTCGGTAGCCGTTTTTCGCCCACGCCCGAGCGAACCCATGAGGGAATCATTCGACCCGGTGATCTGCTGCATCAGCCCTTCGGTGAACTGCGTGTCCGAGAGATGCCCTCGCGTCGGGTCGACGTTCATCAGTTCAGCGACGGCAGACCGCACGTCGGTGCCATAGCCTGTGCCCGGGCGCATGCGGACGATCCGTCCGGGTCCGCCGTCGATCAAGTCTTTCACATTGATCCTGTCCGGATCGATGATCAGATTGCCGTTGAGCGAACGCCGCACCGAGAACATGTGCGTGTTGTAGAGCCAGTTGATCACGTCGTTCAGCGGCTTGGTGACTTCCATCATGCCGCGCGTCGAGGTGTCGTAGCCATCGGTCTCCCAGGCGATCACGTCATAGGGGAACTTGCAATGGCGCAAACCGAGCGGCGAAGCTTTGATGATCACCGAGTTGTTGGCGACGTAGAATTCCCACTTCTGGTAGTACTTTCCAGGCAGCTTCCACTCCGCTGGAATCACGTTCACCACTACCCGGAAGATGCCGACTTTGCCAGATTTGAGATCTTTCGAATCCCAGATCTTGTCGGCAGCAAGCATGTTGTCTTTCGAACCGGAAGTCGACGGAGCCATGACATTGCCGCCCACGCCAAAACTGCCGCCTTCGAGTTCATCGAGATTAAACAGATCCCACTCGTTCTTCATCGAGCGGAGACGGTCAATGCCCATGAGTAGGGTATGTCCGCAGAACTCGCCGTCCTGAAAATTAACGAGGGGGACGCCGGGATCTGGATAGAAATCGTAGGGCCTACAGTTGGTCAGGATGTTGCCGCAATACCCCTCGACCCGCTCCTCAACCAACTCCCAACTGGGATCGGCACCCAGATCAATCCCACCGAGGGTGGGAGCCATTGGGACATACTCGGAGAAGATCTCAGAGCGCTTGACGTAGTCGGAGGAAACTACCCCGAGTCCATACTTTATCGAATCAATGAGCCAGATATACTCATTAACTGCCATGTCTCCAATGTCCTGATTGTATGCGATTAACGCCTCTAAACATTGAGTACTTTGCTCAGTTTCTCCATGCCTTCCGCGATATTGCCACACTGGGTCGCGGCCAAGAAACACACTAGTCGCGTAAGTGTGTGATGTCAACGCAAGGGCGTAGCTGTAAGGCAGTATCACTTCGCTGAACTGCGATGCGGACCCCTGTTCCCGCGCTCTCTGCTTCTTCGAGGACATCTCTGTCTCTGGCAAATAAGCCCTAAATAGATCCTCAGATTTCCGCCATTTCTCGTGACGAGAAGACATTCTATTCCTAGAACCCTGGAACAAATGGAGGATTTTGTCCAGAATCTCGCGGTGAGTCTCAGAATCAAACGGCACGGTAAACTTGCCTCTCATGAGAGTTCCCCCCAAAGAAAAGTCATCGAGGAGAGGGCGATGACCGCCAGCAAAAAGGCATCGAGGTTGTTCACTTGCGGAGCTCCATTATCAGGTACACGATCCCCACCAGGACGACGCACAGGATCAGGATTTCCGGCCACGTCATCTCGCGCTTCCACATGGGCTCCAGGCCCTTCAAATCCTGGAAGCGTAAAGGTGTGCGGCCCATAGAGGAACTTCATATTCGCATGTAAACGCGGATAGGCGTGAATTTTCATCGTGGGAAGAGCCTCGCCCCGCCTCCGACGCCGAGTTGATGGCTGACGAACAAGAGCAGAATGATCAGCAAAATCGCCCCGACAATCCAAACAATCGGTTGCGGGAGGGCGAACTTCACGCAGACCCACCAAAGCCCGTAGCCAACGACGGCGAACACGATGATGTAAATGATCAACTGAATTAACTGATCCATTTGTTCTCCTTCATGGGCAGAGCCTCCAGCCCGCGGTCTCGAGTTGTTTCATGGAACCTTGACCGGCTAGATCGTTGAAGTCGCCCATGCCGTCGCCGAGTTCGAGCACGAGTGATACGGCCATCGCCGTGGCGTCCATCAGATCGTCATGGTCGCAGCCGGGGTAGGTCTCCCACTGCGCGAGCCAGTCGATCATGTCACGCCGCACGTAGAGTTTCCCATTCGAGGCGAGGCCGGCGAGCGATTGCCGGATGCGGATGGGCTTGGCGCGCTGGTCCTTGTAGATCTCGACGACGTGGAAGCGGCCGCGCTTCTTCATCTGCTCGTCGAGGTACCACTTGAGCGTGGCCTGATAGGCGATGCCTTCCACGCGGCAGCGGATGGGTTTCCATTTCCCGGCGAGTTCGAAGAACTTATTGGCGGACCAGTCCGGATGGTGGCTGCGGGAAGTGGACATCTCGAGCACGTAGACATCGCGATTGGCGGTCATTCCGACGATAACGTGCGCCTCGAAGTCCTTCGACGACATGCCTCCCGCCACCTGTGCGGCGCTTGGAGGAGGCACAGGATCAATAGCATAAGCGGTGACCATATTGGCGGGAGGTGTTTCATAGAAGCGAAGGTCAGAGGGGCGGAAGAACTGGCCTTCGTCCGGCACCAGCCAACATAGCTTTTCCCGCGCGAAGTAGGCCCACTGATTCTCACGGCGCGCCGCGGCTTCCTCCCGGTCGATCTCCTCGCTGGGGAAGCGTTCCTCCCACCGGCTGCGCCCCGCCTCATCCCGGATGCCGAACTTTCTGAACTTGTAGTCCGGGTTGTGCTCGGCCTTGGCGATGAGATCCTGCGGCCGCATGGGCGTATTGGAGAGCACCATCTTGCGATTGGGCGCTTCACTGCGCGGAGCCATCGTATTGAAGATCGAGGCGTAGACGAGTTCGTTGAGCTTGGCGCGCTGCGTCTCGTTGCCCACGTTCTCCTCGGTCTGCACGTCGTCGAGGATCACCAGGTCCGGGCGGAAGTTATTGATGTTGAGGCCGCGCACCGAAGAGGTGATGCCGAGGGCGACGAGGGTGATGGTGGTTTCTGGTTTCTGCGGCGCAAAGCGGCAGAGGATGTCGAGGCGGTCGGAATTCCACACGCTGCCGGGGCGCAGGCCGAACACCTGCGCGAAGGAAAGACCGTCCTCGGAGTTCCCTTCGATCAGCCGGCGCAGCCAGTCGCCGGACTCATGCGCCTTGTCGGTCGATGCGCCGAGGTAGGCGATGGTGCGCGAGGCACGATAGGCGACCGACCAGGCCACGAAGGAGCGGAGCAGGGTGGTCTTGGCTCCTCCCCTGAAAACCGAGAAGGCGGACAGATTGACGTCAGGATCAATCAGGTCGGCCCACATGTCGCGGTGGAATTCCGGGCTCGACTGGCGGAAGGCAGAGGGGAAGAAGGTGCGGCAGAACAGCTCCCCGTCGGTGGCGCACAGCGATACTAATTCGTTGAGGTCGACGGACGGGGAGCGTGCCTGCTTCATCGGTTATTTGTGAGCGGTGTGCGCGGCCGGTGTGGTGGCCGCGACGGGAGGATGCTTGTCGTTCTTGTCATCCTTGGTGTCCTTGGGTTTGGCCGGATCGCCGAAGGCCATGTCGCGGACGTGCTGGAAGGCCCAGCGGTCGTCTTCGGCCATGCGGCGGTGTTCGTCAGGATCGTCGAAGGGGCCGCGGCTCAAGGCGAGATTCGCCACGGCGCGCCACCGGAGCTTGATGGACAGGTCGGCATCCTTCCAGGCGGGCACCTTGTCGCCCGACTTCCAGTAAGCCGTTCAGGCGGCAAAGAGTTTCTCGGCCAGCCCTTCGGCGGTA